GTCCCGCTCTAATCCAGCCTGGACAACCATGACATTTAAAGTTCTAGCTTTGTCAGCCTTACCTATTGGCTACATGTTGTGGGAGAGAGCCGAAGTCCGCCAGACGGTTTCGGCGCTCGCGGAGGAACTCGCTCAGGAACCAGCAAATAAGCCTGACCTGATGCGTGATGCCTTCGCAAAAACCATGTTGACCCCACTCTATCCGGTGGCAGGTCACACACACCCTAAAGCCGCTGCTATCCGCTCCGCCGCCACCAACTTTGCCCGAGATATGGCAATGTATGCCGGTGTCGACCTTTTCTCAGTTGAGATGTCTAAATCTGACCAGAGGAAAGGAATTCGTGGTAGCCGCCGCTGGTTCTGGGCGAAAGACACTAACGTTCGTGCTAAGCACGATTTCCCTCGCACCAATGACATTGAGCTTATGGTGGACGTCGATTATTATTTTGACGTCCCCCGGTTCCTTGCCGATCGTGCGAAGCCACTCCTGATCTATACTGTTGTACCACAGATCGCCGTTGGCGTCGCCACAGACGATACCACCATCCTGTTCAATGAAGCAGGTGAATTGGAAACTATCGTTGCAGGCGGCGGAAAGTATCAGCATCACCTCTGGGATTATTCCGGGGATTCGTTGATTGCTGAGAAAACGTTCTTTGGTTTGACTTATTCGCTGACTACCTACGCTATTGAGCGTCGGCAAGTTGCGTTTAGTCGCCAGCTAATCCTATTAACGCCAATTAAGCATTTTAAAGGATTTAGCGCCTTTCTCGCCTCTTACCTTCTTGATGGCAAACGTCTCAAACGGTTCAATCCGATTGTGACAGCGCCAAATGGAGATAAGTTCATTCGCTTTCGTGTTCACTCGAACGAAACAACAGTTTATACCACTGCTAGACCGTCTACGCATTTATGCGCGACTGTCGACGCTGAGATTGACGACGCTGTAGCAGCCGTTGCCCGATTAGGAACTACAAACCTTGTCTTGCCAACGACCGCTTCATGGGTCAAGAGCCGTTCAGCGGCCGTGATGCTTACAGAGTTTCACCGTCACTCTATTAAGGCAAAGGTACCAACTGTTTATCCCGTTAGTGAAGGCGTTCGCACCTATCAGTATAGTCCTAGTACTTTTGATAGCTCTGCCAAAGCCAAATTGCAATCGTTCATGTCCCCACTCGTCCATAGCGCATTTGCGCCTGCCAACCACGTTTCAAGTGAAGTCGCGTGTGTTGACGGACGGGTAAATAATTTGAAGAAGGAGGAACCTGCCCCATCAGCATTCGTTACTGCATGTTTGCATGATTTTGTGGGCCATGTGTGTGGAGATGTACTGCTCGAACCATTTGATGTTGAGACGGTAGTAGAGAAGCAGACCACTATGACACAAAAGCTGTCTTTAAAGATGGCTATGTTGTTTGGACCAATCACTAAGCGTGTATTAAAATGCTTCGTGAAATCGGAGGCTTATGCTGACGTTAAAGATCCACGCAACATTAGTATGTATAACGACAAAGATAAGCTCACTATGGCGACTTTTGCGTTGGCCCTATCCAAGCACTTGAAACAATTCTCGTGGTATGGACCAGGAAAAACCCCAATTGAAGTCGCAGAACGTGTGGCAGAAATTTGTTCGCAGGCTGAATTTGCCAATATTTCTGACTATCATCGTATGGACGGAACTATTACGTACTTTTTGCGCCAGGTCGATCGGGCGGTTTTTATGAAGGCCTTTGGAAACCACCGTGATGTTTTAAACGATCTACTAGACCGCAACTGTGATAACATTGGAATACTTCCATATGGTACCACGTTCGAACAAGGACCCTCTCATGGATCTGGATGCTCTGCTACTAGCACGTCACAGACTTTACGTTCAGCTTTCGCAGCATACCTTGGATTCCGTAACCAATTTAGGCCAGATGGATCAAGGTATACCAGCCTTGAAGCCTTCAACGCCCTCGGAGTACACCTTGGTGATGATGGAATCGACGCTAACCTCACCGTGCGTTCGCACGGGTGGGCTGCAAGGAAAGTTGGACTTGTGCTCGAAGCGGGTGTGGTACTACGGGGACAACGCGGAATTACGTTTCTCGCGCGCTTTTATTCACCATACGTGTGGTATGGCTGTCTTGACTCTATGTGTGATGTCAAGAGACAGCTGTCCAAATTCCACACTACGGTACGCCTACCAGAAAATGTTAGACCTGAACAGAAACTGGTTGAGAAAGCGAGTGGATACGTTGCAACTGACGCAAACACCCCAGTCATTGGAGCCCTCTGCAAGAGAGCTGTTGAGCTCATTGGATTCGACGGAAAACCCCTCCCCATCAATGTTAAACCATGGTGGGCGTATTTTGACGCCTCCGTTCAATTTCCGAACGCAAACACCGATGGTTGGATGGACGCGGAGTTTTCTGTTCAATTTCCAGAGTTCGACCGAAGCATTTTTGACAACTGGTTACAGTCAGTTAACGGAATTGCCGAACTCCTTGCAGCTCCATTGTGTGCTGAACCCAAGTCCGCAACTCCTGCGCTCGTTCCGGTCGTCGTTGATAACGATGTTTTACCGGCAAGATCTACGCTCGACTCAGCGGAGGCTACTGTTTCTCAACAAGACACGAGCCCATCCAACTCCCAGGAAAAACGTGGCCGAAAATCCGCGTCCAAGGCACGTCGCAAATCTAAATTGCGCGCGCCCGCCCCTGAGCTTAAATGCTCGGAGCCTGTCCTGGAGAGACCCCCAAATCCGACTCCAAAGTCGGTACGCACCGTGCTGAGATATAGGCGCGTTGCGTCCACGAAGTCCAATAAGTGACTGTATCGTGAAGAGAGATGAAAGTGCTC